CGGTATCAGCGGCTAACCTGTTAAGCGCGATGGCGCAGGACAATGTGATAGCTCGCGGGCCTGACATTGCAGCCAAGTCAGGGAGTCCGCTTAGAACCTTTGTTCGGGCGCGGAAGGCGGGCGGCTTCAATCCGTTCCTTGTCATGGCGATAAGGCGCAGGACTAACGAGCAATTGGGGATTACGCCATGAACGAAGAACAGGCAGTGCAGTTATTGCGGACATTGGCAAACATAGCCCGCGCCCTTGAGTCCCTGGTAGAGCTAGCGGAATCGGCAGCGCAGGCACCAAACGATGAGGAGGGGTAGATGGCAAAGTGGAGCAACGGGTTAGCTGAATGGATAGAAGGCGACACCACCTATCTATCCATCGCGTTTACATGGCGACTGGATGACGCCTACAGTCGCGCATTGTTTGCCAAGGCTCAAGGCATGAATGTAAAGGCGGGCGGCCCTGCGCTGTTTCTGGTCAAGATGGCGCACAAGCTGACCGACGTAGCGGAAGTGGGCGGCGACCATCCCGAGGCAGTTACCAAGCACAATCCTCTCGCTACTTTTGCGAGTCGCGGCTGTCCTGTGGGCTGCTGGTTTTGCATTGTTCCGGCAATGGAGGGGCGCGAGTTCACCATACTACCCGATTTTGTGGTGCGCCCGATCCTGTGTGACAACAACCTGTCAGCATTGCCTGCCGATTATCAGGAGCACATCATCCGACGCTATCAGGATGAGGGTATAAAACTGATTGACGCAAATTCCGGTTTTGAGCCACGCACCTTCACCCCTGATGTATATGCCCGTTGGAAGCCCTTGATTAACGCAGGGCGCGGCCCTTGGCGTTTTGCATACGATGATATGGCTGAACGCGCCGACGTTCTCAGGGTGATGCAGATGCTGTCTGGCGAGCCGCAAAGCCGAAAGCGGGTGTATGTCCTGATTGGCAACGAGCCTTTTGCAGAGTGTATGCAGCGCATTCAGGAGGTCATTGACGCCGGTTGCGAGCCATACAGCCAGCCACTGATGAAGCTATCAGCATCCGAGCGCGAGCCGTGGATTAAGCACGATTGGACGCCACGCAAGCTGCAAGACGTTGCAAGGTGGGTAAATGGCTATGTTTGGCGCAAAGCACCTTTTAGCGAATACAGTGCGACTAGAGCGGCGGCAGTATTTGACCCCAATCAAATAAGTTTTATTGAAATTGCGTGAAAGAGCTATGGCCGCGCCAATACGCAGCACAGATCGCCGCCATGAAATCCCTAGCAGAGCGCAGGGCAGCGGTTGAGGCAGTACCGGAGCATCTGAGGCCGATAGTGAAAACGCACCTAACGATACGAGCGGAGAGGGTGAAGCATGATACCAAATGACGTTTACAAGGCGTTTGTTGTTACCGGCACTGATTGGGCCGACAAGCACGGTGCTGCGGAATTATTGGAAGGCACACTGAAAAGCCTCAAGGCTCAATACACGCTTGAGGCGAAGCGGTCAGAAAATTGCTCTATGTCTGAGGCCGAGGTTATTGCTCTTTCCTGTGGCGATTACAGGGATGCCGTTGCAGCGTCCGTAGCAGCCCGCACAGAGGCGAACAGGGCGCGGGTTAAGTACGAGGCGACCAAGGCGCTGTTTGAAGCGCAGCGTACAGCAGAGGCATCAGACAGGGCCGCTATGCGGTCAGCGACATAGGCAGAGGAGCGATACTAATGGGCGAGCAATATTGTCTAAAGTGCGGGCCTGTAAAAAGCACCCATGCAGCAAATATGCGTGACAACGCGTGCGACGAATGTTCAAGGATTGTTATTGGTAGCGTGCCGACTCACGTCAGGGATTTGCAAGCCCGCATATCCGAGCTAGAGGCAATCATCGAGGCCGTTCCGCATGATTATTTTTGTTATGCGGGTGACCCGTGGGCAACAGGAGAATATATGGAAAACGCGCCTTGTACGTGCTGGAAATCAAAGATAGGGGAAAGCAATGAGGTCACAATCCATAACCGAAATAATGGCGAGGATAGCGGTCGCCGAAATTGATTCACCCATAGCGGTGTTCAAAAATCCGGATGGCACTTATCGCTCGCAGTTCGCCGCTCCGGTGCTGACAAGCCGCGCCCTGGAAATGAGGCCGCCCAATTTGGTAGGCGTATTCCATAACCAATCCAACCAGCACGAAGTTCTGGCGAGCATGGGTTACAGTAAACCCAAAGGCAGGAAGTATCCGGTTAGCAGTTGGACTCGCGGCCTGGTGCCTGTATGAGTGACCTATCCACCAAACCCTGCCCATCGTGCGGCGGCAGAATGCTGGAGATAATCCGGCAGGACAACCCGAAAGAGCGCAAGGGGTGGCATTGCATGGCGGGGCATTTCGACAAGGCTGTAGGGCGGGAGCGGATAGTTTATGTTCGGAATAAATGCAAAGAAAAGTGATGTCTCAGTGTATGAGGCCATGAAAAGGGCCGAGCAAAAAGAAATGGACTTGTTTTATGTTGTGCAAGTTGTAGCGAGCGATTGGGATAGCGTTGTTCTTTGCGACGAAGTGAAAAGATTAAGGGGCGTTATTGCCGGATTGGTGCAGCATGAAAACCCCAAAGCCTAAGACCTGCCGCGTGTGCAGTCGCAAGTATGAGGCGCGTTCAAGCACTCAGGTGGTTTGTTCGGTGCAATGTGCCATATTACGGAACAGGGGCAAGGAAACCAAAGCCAAGCGGGAGCGCAAGAAAGCGGATTTAGAGCGACTGAAAACTCTGTCTGATCACCACAGAGAAACGCAATCAATCTTTAATCGTTGGGTTAGATTACGCGACCACGGTTTACCCTGCATATCCTGCGGCAGGAATACGGCAGCACAGCGCCACGCGGGACACTTCAAGCCTGTCGGCGGCTTTCCTGAGTTGCGGTATAACCCTGACAACGTCCATTCACAGTGCGCCCATTGCAATGACTGGCTATCCGGCAACCTGGCCCTATACCGAGCCAGGCTGTTGGAGAAAATCGGCCCAGAGCGATTACAGGTGCTTGAGGGACCACAAGAGACACGGCAGTACCGGGTGGAGGAATTGAAGGCCATACAAACCGAGTACAAAGCCAAAATCCGAGAGCTAAAGGCTAAAATGGCCGGTATTAGCACTAATTAGCACTGGAATATCAGTTATGGCGCATTATTCCAAAATATCATATCTCAATTCCTTGATATTGTGTTGCGGATAACTATAATGATCTCAAAGGGCAGCACAACGCTGGCCGGAAAGGGAGAAGGGAAAATGGCCATACCAGTAGAGCGAATAACCTACCGGGACAGGTATAACGCGATTTGCGGTAAAAAATGCCTGCGAATTGAAGGCCGTCTATACGACATACCCAATCGAGTGGGTGATGTATGGGCACCAAGGCAGTGGGTAAATAGCGATATCGGGGCGGTTTTGTCGCGTGGCGATATGGTATTCAGGCTAAACGGCGTTGTTTACCGTTTGGGAAGTCGGCTTGCCAAGCCTCTGGTATTGAAAAAAGGCGAGGTGGTTATGTCTGTTGCGGGCAATGCAGCGTTTATCCACAACCCAACAAACGCCTAATGGGTAAACACCCCGGTGGACGCCCCCCTAAGCCCGCCTCAGAGCGGGCAACCGCCGTTGTGCATGTCAGGGTAACGGCAGCACGGAAAGCGGCGTATGTGGCAGCGGCGAAGTCCAGGGGTATGTCGTTTAGCCAATGGGTGCAGGAGTGGCTCGACTATGCCGTTGATGATGGTTATCGCGGATAGTCACTAGCGACTGGCTACTGACTGGCGACTATTTGGGCTAGACACAACCCAAAGCATGTGCAATTATGTGCAGAACACTGCGCAGAGTGCGTGCTATGCCCGCGGTTTCGCCATCCAAATCCCATGCTCCCGACCATAAAAGGGAGTTGGCCTATATCCCTGTGGATAGCCTGATTCCATACGCAAGTAACGCTAGGACTCACTCAGACGAGCAAGTAGCCCAAATCGCGGCATCCATCAGGGAGTTCGGGTTCACTAATCCATTGCTGGTTGACGGAGACTTGGGGTTGATCGCAGGGCATGGTCGCCTTATGGCCGCGAGAAAGCTTGGCATGGTAGAGGTGCCAGCCATTATCCTAGACTACCTGTCAGAAGCCCAAAAGCGGGCGCTGGTCATTGCCGACAACAAGCTGGCGCTCAACGCCGGATGGGATGACGAACTGCTTAGGGTTGAGTTTGACGGATTAGCCGAGCTTGGCTTCGACCTTGATCTGACAGGCTTCTCCCTTGACGAGATTAACGCCCTAACGCCAGAAGTCATTAACCCTGGCCTCACCGATGAAGATGCCGTCCCAGAGCCGCCAGAAACACCCGTAACGGTACTTGGCGACATATGGGTGCTAGGGCGCCACAGACTCATGTGCGGCGATTCTACGGCGATTGACGCGGTGGAGAGCCTGATGGATGGGCAGAACGCAGATATGCTTTTGACAGACCCACCTTACAACGTTGCGGTGCAGGGAGGAAACCACGGAGACCCAGAGCGCAGCAATGGATTGCGCATCCAAAACGACAAGATGCCGGATGCCGACTTTCGCCAATTTCTCCGTGACGCTTTTGTGTCCGCTAACCACTGTATGAAGCCTGGCGGGGTGTTCTATATCTGGCACGCTGACTCAGAGGGCTACAACTTCCGAGGTGCTGCCATTGACGCCGGTTGGCAGGTGCGCCAGTGCCTTATCTGGAAGAAGTCGTCGATTGTTATGGGTCGTCAAGACTACCATTGGAAGCATGAGCCGTGCCTTTATGGGTGGAAGGACGGCGCGGGCCACCTTTGGGCGACCGACCGCAAGCAGACGACAGTGCTGGAATTTGACCGTCCTAGCAGGAACGCAGAGCATCCGACCATGAAGCCTGTCGCGTTGTTTGAATACCAGATGCTCAATAACACAAAGGGGCAGGATGTAATACTCGACATATTTGGAGGCTCTGGAACCACGCTGATCGCCGCTGAGAAAAACGGGCGGGACTCCCGGTTGATGGAGCTAGACCCCAAATACTGCGACGTCATTATCAAGCGATGGCAGGACTTTACAGGAATGCAGGCAGTCCACGCCGTAACCGGGGAGGTGTTCGATGGCGCAAGAGCCGCATAGCCCCAATGAAAACACCCGTCGCACGGTAGAGGCAATGATTGCCGGTGGCATCCCGCAGGAGGATGTCGCGTTAGTGGTCGGCATAGACGCAAAGACCCTCCGCAAGTATTACCGGGAGGAGCTGGACACTGCTGCTGCCAAAGCCAACGCTATGGTTGCCAAGACGCTGTATCAGAAGGCTGTCGCGGGAGATACAACATCCCTCATATGGTGGACGAAAGGCCGCATGGGTTGGTCGGAAAAAAGGGAACACTCAGGCGCAAACGGTGGCCCTGTTCAAGTAGTCATCGCAGGCAAAGACCAAAGTGTCTGAGTTCAGGCTAACCGCCGCTCAAGACGCGGCTATGGACTGCCTGATAAGCCAATCGACTCATTGTGCATTAGGGGGAGGCTCAAGGTCAGGCAAGACGTTCCTATTGGTTCGCGCCGTAGTCCTGAGAGCCTTGAAGGAACCAAAGAGCCGCCACGCCATATTCCGCTACCGCTTCAACGCCATCAAAGCCTCAGTCATCTACGACACACTGCCAAAGGTATTTGAGCTGTGCTTCCCTGGGGTATGGCAACACTGCGACCTGAACAAGACAGACTGGTTTCTCAAGCTACCCAACGGTTCAGAGATATGGTTTTGCGGGCTGGACGACAAAGAGCGCACCGAGAAGATACTCGGGCTTGAGTTCGCTACCCTGTACTTCAACGAATGCTCGCAGATACCCTTCGCATCTATCACCCTAGCAATGACCCGACTGGCCCAAAAGACAGAAGGCTTGAGGCTAAAGGCTTACTACGACTTCAACCCGCCAAGTAAGAAGCACTGGACCTATCGCCGGTTTGTGGAAAAGAAAGACCCCGACAGCGGGCAGCCGGACAAGAACCCCGACAACTACCGGCTTTACCTGATTAACCCTTCCGATAACCGGGAGAACCTCGACCCTGAATACCTCAGCATGTTGGACAGCCTGCCGGAAAGGGCGCGCAACCGCTTCCTGTTAGGCCGGTTCACTGATGACACAGACGGGGCTTTGTGGACGGATGAATTGATAGCCAACAACCGCAAACTGGGCAGGCTTGAGGAAAACATCCCCGACTTCCTCCGCGTGGTGGTGGCCGTTGACCCGTCCGGCTGTTCAGGCGATCAGGATACGCGATCAGACGAGATTGGCATCACGGTCTGCGCCCTTGGCACCGATGGGCATGGCTACTTGCTAGAAGACTTGTCAGGCCATTACGGCCCTGCTGATTGGGGAAGAATCGCAACGGACGCCTATAACCGCCATTCCGCAGACAGGATAGTCGGAGAGCGCAACTTCGGTGGGGCAATGGTTGAGGCCGTGATAAGGGCTGCAAACCCCGATGTACCCTACCGTG